GGATAAAGGAAATACACACACTACATTTATTACTAATTGGAATGGGGTTAAATGTATAGGTCAAAAATTAGCTTTTGTGCCTTATAAAATTCCAAGTATGGATTTTTCAAATAAATTGTCAGAACATCTTAAAAATGATGGGATTATTACTCCAAGAATATTGAGACAAGATAAAGAATATAGAATAATGGAATTTCTTGAAGGAACATTTAAAGATTTTTTTACTAAAGATGAACAGGTTCAGGCAATAAATTTTCTGAAAAAATTACACAGTTCGCTTCGTAAGTTTGAATCAACTTTACCTAGTTATAATTTTATAAAACTTGTTGGTTTACCTAATGTACAAACAATATGGGGAGATACTAAAGCTAATAATTTTCTTTGGTCTAATAATGAAATCATTGGACTCGTAGATTATGATACGGTTTGCAAAAACGATATTCGGTTTGATGTAACTCAAGCAGTAATTTCTTGGCAACCTGCATTTACTTATGAGAGAGCCAAAGAACTTATTAGTTTATATGGTGGATTAAGTGATATGGATGAAATTATGCGTAGATTTTTACTCATTCACCATAAAATGTTTTCTAATCATGTTTTATTCCAAAGTTATTCAAAAGTACATACCAAAGAATATTGGTTGGATAGGATTCATCATATAAATATGATTTATGATGAAATAGCAGAAAAAACATTATGAAAAGAGTATTATTCGGTGGAGCCTTTGACTTGTTACATTATGGACATATCTTAGCTATTAAAAAGGCTAAAAGTTACGGTGATTATTTAATTGTTAATGTTATGTCAGATGCTCGTTGCAAACTTAAAAAAGGAGATAGTCGACCAATTATTCCCGAAAAAGAAAGAGTAGCAATAGTTCAAGAGTTGAAAGATGTTGATGAAGTTAATTGTTTATGTGGCGACCCAAATTTTCCTACATTAAAATTAGCAGAAAGTTTAAATATAGATGTTCTTGTTATTGATAAAATAGACCATCCTTATGAATTTGAACTAGAAAAAGGTTGTAAGAAATTGGGTATTCAGTTTGTACAATTAGACCGTATCAATACAGAATCAGGATTAAATACAACTACGATTATAAATAAAATAGTAAAATTATACGAAAGGATTAGACATGTTAACAGTAATAATACCTAGTCGTAATGAACGATTTCTAAATGAAACTATTAATGATGTCTTAAAAAATGCTACTACGGAGATAGAAATCATTCCTATTTTAGATGGGTATGAACCAGAAGAGTTAATAGATGACCCAAAAGTTAAATATATTCGTCTAGAGAATAATTATTTTTTACAAAAACGACATGGTATTAATAAGGCTGTGGAATTGGCTAAAGGTGAATATGTTATGGCATTAGATGCTCATTGTATGGTTGATAAAGGATTTGATGAAGTTTTAATAAGAGACCATCAACCTAATTGGGTGCAGGTTCCTAGAAGATTAAGATTAGATGCCGAAAATTGGTGTTTAGAACCATCTTATGAAAGACCACCGATAGATTATGAATATATCATGTTTCGACCTCTTTTGACGTTTGGACAAGGATTACATGGTTATAAATGGGATTCTAAAACATTAGAAAGAATGGATATAAAGATAGATGATATTTGCACAGCACAAGGATCGTGTTGGTTTATGACTAAAGAATGGTTTAATAAAAATAATTTTATGCAAATAGAAGGATATACTGGTTGGGGTCAAGAAGCTGAAGAAATATGTTTTACTACTTGGAAAAATGGCGGAGAATGCAAAGTTAATAAAAATACTTGGTATGCACATCTTCATAAAGGAAGAAAATATGGTAGAATGTATCATATGAGTAGAAGTGAAAATAAGAGAAGTTATGATTATTCCTATGATTATTGGATTAAGCAAAACAAAGATTTTTTTATAAGTTTAATAAATAAATTTATGCCTTTACCTAATTGGTCAACTAATTGGGTAGACGTATTATATAAGGAGATTAAATGAATACTTTACAATTTATCGCAGATAAATACAAAGTTGATGTAAGCAAAAATTTAATTGAACTGCCGATTGGTCGATGGCATGAATTTCCTATTCTTTTAAAAGAATTAGGATTCAATAAAGGAGTTGAAATGGGTGTGTATCGTGGTGAATACTCTGAAGCATTATGTAAAGCAAATCCTGATTTAGATTTAACGGGTATAGATGCCTGGAAAGTTTATAAAGGTTATAAAGATTATACTAACCCAGATTTAGAACATGGTGTTTATGAAGAAGCTCAAGAACGAGCTAAACAATGGGGATTCAAATTAATTAAAGCATTTTCGCTTGATGTAGTAGGTCAATTCGCAGATGAAAGTTTAGATTTTGTCTTTATAGATGGTAACCATGATTTTCGTCACGTTGTAGACGATGTTGATGAATGGAGTAAGAAAGTAAAGAAAGGTGGAATTGTCTCAGGTCATGATTTCTATAAAAATCCTCATCAAGGTTTTGGTGTAAGAGAAGCAATACCTGCTTGGTGTGAATATAAAAATATTAAACCATTATTTGGATTAATGTTAGAACATTGTCCTTCATGGATGTACGTAAAACCATGAACAAACTTAACAAATTTTTATTAAAAACTTATCAAATAGAGAATCAAGAATCTCCAATTATTTTACCTATTGATAGAAAGGGATTAGTTAAAATTTTTAGAAAGTTCGGTTATTTAAAAGGAGCAGAAATAGGTGTAGATAGAGGTTGGTTTTCTAAACAAATATGCCAAATATTACCACAAGCAAAACTTTATGGCATAGATGCTTATGCTGCATATGAAAGTTATATAGAACGTAAGGGTAGGAGAGGACAAAAATCTCTAAATTATCGTTATGAAGAAGCTAAGGTAAGATTGTCCCCTTATAATTGTGAGTTAATTAAAAAATATTCAATGGATGCAGTTAAAGATTTTGAAGATGAATCACTTGATTTTGTTTTTATAGATGGTAATCATACATTTGAATATGTTATTAATGATATTGCTGAATGGTCTAAAAAAATAAGACCAGGTGGCATTATATCGGGTCATGATTTCTGGAATAGTGCTGATGGTTTTGGACATTTAAGATTAGATATTGACCGATTTATAAAAAATCTTAATCCTGTCGATAAAGTCAAAGTATGCCAAGTTAAAGATGCAGTATTATCGTGGACGCAAACAAATAAAATTAATCCATTTTTTGTAACTGGGGCAGATGACCTTTCTAGTTGGTTTTGGATTAAGGATTGATTATGATTGATGTATTCTCATTTTTTAATGAATTGGATTTATTAGAGGTACGTTTACATGCGTTAGCACCTTATGTTGATAGATTTGTATTAGCAGAATCAACTCAAACACATTCTGGCAACCCAAAACCATTATTCTTTGAGGAAAATAAAGATAGATTTAAAGATTTTAATATTACACATCTTATTATTCCACCAAAAGATGGATTAATGTGGGAATTAGAAGAATATGCTAGAGAATATTTACTAGATAATATAAAAGATGGAAATCCTGAAGAAATAATTCTAATATCAGATGTTGATGAAATCCCAAATATTAAAAATTATAATGGAGAAGAAGGTTCATTTAAACAATATTTATATCGTTATTATTTTAATTGTTATACTGGTTTTGATAATTGGATTGGCACATTCGCTATTAAAAGGAAGAATGTTGATAGAAATTGTATAGAGTTTGAAAAACGTAAACGTTATAAGAAAAAATTAAAGGTTGTTGGCGATGGTTGGCATTTTTCTAGTTTAGGTTCGCCAGAAGATATAATATACAAATTTGAATCATCTGCCGACCAAAGATTTAATAAGGAAAAGTATAAAAGCGTAGTGGAAGAACGTAGAAAAAATTTAACTTGTTATTTTGATTCAAGAGTTAAATTCTCGGCTGAAATGCCTTCTGGACCAGAATGGTTATTAAATAATAAGGAAAAATATCCTAATTTATTTGTAAAGGAAATCTAATGAAAAACTTAAACTTAGATTTATGTATTACTCTGCGGTGTAATAATTATTGTCTTAATTGTATTAAATTTTGCAATAAAGATAAAACCACTGGTTTAGATTATTCTGATTCAGATATGACTATGGAACAGATAAACAATTTTATCAATCAAGTTAAAACATTAGATACTAAAAATTTATTTACTAGTATTACTGTAACTGGTGGAGAACCATTACTACATCCTGATATAAAAGAAATTATGATTAAATTAGAAGAACTAAAAAAACTTAGTTATGTGAAAATTTTATGGATAAATTCTAATAAAATTATTAAAGCTCCAGAAAGTTTAAAAAAATATATAGTAAATTATTCAGAGGTTGATAAAAAACCACAAATACATAATGTAGCATTATTACATCCATCTGATTTTAATGGTAAAACAATGGCATATAAAACATGCAAACATTATAGAAAAAAGACAATTGTTTTAACTTATATGGGATATTCTATTTGTTGTGCTGCTGATGGGTATATTCGACTATTTGGAATGAAAGACCTAATTTCAGATAAACTACCAACCTATAAACTTATAAAGAAAATGGATAAAATATGTAAACATTGTCCATTTGGTAATGATGATATATTGCCATTTGAAAAAGATATTGGTTGTCCTGTATCAGATATTTATAAAAAAGAAGCAGAAAAAAATCGTCTAGGTAGAAAAATAACTAAGAGATTTGGAGTAAAATGAAGGTTGCTATAATTACAGTCAACATGGGTTATATGGATAAAGAACCCGAACTAATGGAACAATCAATTCCTATTGATTTTTATAGATTTAATGATGCAAATTTTCCACCAAGAATTTGCTCGATGACATCAAGATTACAAGCAAGAATACCGAAGTGTTTTGGTTGGCAAATGGTTCCTGGATACGATTATTATATTTGGATAGATAGTTCTTTTGCAATAAGAAATAAAGATACCGCTAAATATTATGTAGAACAATGCAAAGGATATGATATGGCTTTTTTCAAACATCCCAAAAGAGAATCAGTAAAAGAAGAAGTAGAATTTATTAAAGAAAAATTAGGACAAAGAAATTATTATTTAGAACCTCGATATAAAAATGAATTAGGCGATGAACTTGTGGCAGAAATGTATGCTGATAAAACTTTTAAAGATAATACATTAATTGCTGATGCTGCATTTGTTTATAAAAATAATGAAAAGGTTCACGCCTTAATGAAAGAATGGTGGTATTGGATTTCTCGATACCATAGTAATGATCAATTAGGTCTACCTTATGCTATTCATAAATCAGATTGTAAAGTAAAAATTATAAATCAACACTACCTGTACACGCCCTATATTACGTATACACGTGGAGCATGGAGAAAATAATGAAAAAAATATTTGTAGTAGGTGGAGCTGGGTCAATCGGTTCTGAACTATCACGACAACTTTCCAAAGACAATAAAGTTATAGTTGTTGACCAAGATAAATTTGAAGAAAAGGATATTATATCAGAAGTTTGTAATGTTACAGATTATGCAGGATTAGAAAAATTATTTGAAAAACATAGACCAGATGTTGTTATACACGCTGCTGCTTATAAGTATGTAGCACAGTATGAAAAAGAATTTTATGCCGAAATTATTGCTATTAATATTAATGGCACTATTAATTTAGTTAAATTATCTAAAAAATATAACGTTGATAAATTTGTTTATATTTCAACTGATAAAGCAGTTAATCCAACTTCATTAATGGGGACTACAAAACTTGTTAGTGAAATTATTACTAAAAGAAATGGATATGTTGTAGTTCGTTTTGGTAATGTTATAGATAGTCGAGGTTCAGTTACACAAATTTGGAAAAAACAAGTAGAAAATGGAGAACCGCTTACCATTACAGATGATAGAATGGAAAGATATTTTATGTCTATTCCTGAAGCTTGCCAATTAGTTATTAAAGCTTCAGAAATAGGTAAAAGTGGGGAAACTTTAATTTTAGATATGGGTGAACCAGTAAAAATTATAGATATGGCTAAAAGATTTTCAGATAATATCAAGATTATAGGGGCAAAACAAGGTGAGAAATTAAATGAAGAATTAATGACAGAAAATGAAAAAGAAAAAGCAATTAAAAAAGATAAATATTGGATAATACCATGAAATATGATTTATCAGTAGTAATTCCTGCAAGGAATGAAATGTTTCTTGCTCAAACAATAGAAAATATTTTAAAAAATATTGAAGGTAAAACACAGATTATAGTTGGACTTGATGGAACATGGGCAGAACCTCCTATCAAAGACCACCCAGATTTAGTAATCTTGCATTATGGAGAATCTATCGGGCAACGTGCTATTACTAATCAATGTGTCAAATTGTCTAAAGCGAAATATATTATGAAAATTGATGCTCATTGTAAAGTAGATAAGGGTTTTGATGTAAAGATGATGAACGATATGCAGGACGATTGGACAATGGTCCCAATTATGTATAATCTTCATGCTTTTGATTGGGTTTGTAAGAATGGTCACAGACGTTATCAAGGACCAAGTGGTCCATGTAAAGAATGTGGCGAACCGACTGAAATGGATATACTTTGGAAAGAAAAACACAATCCAGAATCTACTTCTTACCGATTTGATAGAGATTTACATTTTCAATATTTCCAAGAATACAAAAAAAAACAAATAGGAGATTTGGTAGAAACAATGTCTTTACAGGGTAGTTGTTTTATGCTTACCAGAGATAAATATTGGGAATTGGATATTTGTGATGAAGGACATGGTGGTTGGGGACAGCAAGGAACAGAAGTGGCTGCGAAGACGTGGCTTTCGGGAGGAAGAGTAGTTGTCAATAAAAAAACATGGTATGCACATATGTTTAGAACACAAGGTGGAGATTTTAGTTTCCCCTATAAACTTACAGGTAGAGATGTGGCAAAAGCAAGACAACATTCAAAAGATTTATTTTTAAACGGTAAGTGGGATAAAGCAATACATCCACTTAGTTGGTTAGTAGATAAATTTTCTCCTGTACCAGATTGGTGCCAAACTAGAGGTATACTTTACTATACAGATAATCAGTTAAATATGAAGATGGCTAGAACATGTAGAAAACAACTCGAACAAACAGGATTACCTATTACCAGTGTTTCATTAAAGCCAATGAATTTTGGTAAAAATATATATTTACCATTACAACGAAGTAGAGAAACAATGTTTAAGCAAATTTTAGCAGGATTAGAGGCAATGACAGAAGATGTTGTATATCTATGTGAGCATGATGTAATATATCACCCATCACATTTTGATTTTATTCCACCAAAAAAAGATATTTTTTATTACAACATTAATAATTGGAGAGTTAGAGAAGATGGTTTTGCAGTATATTTTGACCATAAATCAACTTCTCAAGTATGTGCTTATCGAGAATTATTAATTGAAGAATATAAAAAAAGAGTCAGTAAACCATACTCTGGCGGTGGATATGAACCAGGAACCAGAAGTATTAGACGAGGTGGATATTCAGATAATCGTTCAGAATATTTTAAATCTAATGAACCAAATATAGATATTCGTCACTCAAATAACCTTACGGAAAATAGATGGAGTCCAGATAAATTCAGAGATAAGACAACCTGTCAGAATTGGAAGGAATCTGATATATCAAAATTTTGGGCAAAAGATATTTTTTATAATATAGTACCTGAAAATAAGTAATTGCTTATTATTCATTTTTGCGGTATAATTAATATAGTTATAAATATATAAATGAAAAGACTTACAATTAATATGGGTAAGTCTTTTTATTATTAATCGGATAGATTATGTCAAAAATTACAAAAAAAACTAAATATTCTAAGGGTAAAAATTCTAAAATTAAATATAGTAAGGGTAAAACTGCTAAAACTAAATTTTAAGGAATAATTATGATAATTCAAATTGTTCAAGGAGCTCCAGAAAAAGTCCAAATACAATTTTATTCTAATGGGTTAGAAGTTACACCAACTTCAGCTACTATTGATATAGAAAGATTAGATGGAATTAGTGTTGCTAGTGGTTTATCTTTAATTAATGGTTTAGGAGCAACTGTTGGAAGTCCTTGTTACTGTACATTATCTGGAACACAAATAGATACTTTAGGACAACATAGACTGCATTGGCATCCCATTATTGATGGAACTGAATATCCACAATATCAATATTTTGAAATAGTTACCGAAAAAACACAGTATGGTTCAGAAAGAGATGTAAAAGAACTTTTATCTGATATTCCATTGCCAGAAGGTAGAGATATTTCAAGATATATTAAAAAAGCAGAATCTAGAGTAGATGCCTATATTGGAAATATTTATTCGGTTCCAGTAGATATTACGGCATCTGGAATTACTTCTAGTGCAATAGAATTATTACAAACTATTACTACTGATTTAGCGGCTGGATATTTATTATTAAGTTTAGCTACTGTTCAAGAAAATGATATAATTCATGCTTATGGACAAAGTTTAGTTGATAGAGCTATTTCTGATTTAGAAAAAATTAAAGAACAAGAATTAGTATTAGATGGAGCAACAAAATCAACTACTACTGCTAGAGTTAGTAAAATACTTTCATCTTCAGCTGATGGTTCAGCAGATGCTCAAGATAGTGATTCATATTTCGGAAAAAGTTATACGGATTCTTATGATACAGATGAACAACCTGATGAAGGTGTACTTGAGGATTTATAATGGCAAATATAACAGTTAAAGTTAATTCTAGTGATGTTAATAGATTATTATTGAAAGTTGAAAAATCTATTGGAGTAGTTAGTATTAATACATGGTTAAGAAGTGTTGTCGACCCATATATGCGTAAATCTTTTGCCAGTAATTTTATTAAACAAGGTTCTCCAGCAGGTGGTAAATGGAAAACATTAGCAGACAGTACCCAAAAAGATAGAACAAAAATTGGTATTGGTGCAAAAAGTCCAATATTAAGAAGAAAAGGAGATAAGTTATATGAGGAAGTTACTGGTACAAAAGGACAAACAATTTTAGGTGGTTATGGAATGTCATGGGGATTAAATTTATCGGTAGTATATGGAGCCAATCAAACTGGAACAGGTAAATCTGGTCAGGATTTACCAATCAGACGCATGATAGGTTTTAGTTCCGTAGATAGAACATTTATTGTAAAAAGTTTAACAACATGGGTTAAAAAAAATATTGGAGCTTTATGATTGATAATATATGCAATACAATTAAATCAGATTTATTAAGGGATGTAGGTTTGCAATCATCTTATACTGATGATAGAATAGAATCTATACAAACTAGACTGCCAGAAACAGTTTCAGTTAATAAATTTATTGGTATAGTTCCTTCTGATGAATCACCAATACAGTATGAAATAGGACAACAATTACCAACTATATGGATTTATAATGTTAATGTTGTTATACTTATAAAAGATATGGATTATGCTTCTGGATTAACTCGTTTAGCTAAAGTAACAAGAAGAGTGAAAAAAAGTTTTGCTAAAACATCAACACTTAAACAGCAATCAGATACTACGGATAATATGACTGAAACTATTGTAGATTATTCAATTACAAGAGTAGATTTTGAAAGTGGAAGAATGCCATCTGATAAGAATTTTAATCATGTGGCAGTGATGACAGTTCAAGTGAAAACAACTTTAGATTATTAGTTTACAAATAGATTAAAATAATATATAATTATATTAGAATGAAAATGAAGACTTATGTACATGCGTGCTAGGTCTTTTTATTATGGAGGAAATACATCATGCTTAAATACATCGGAGCAGGACCCTTACTATTAAAGGGATACGGAATAATAAATAGAAATGATGTCATAAATGAAGAAAAATTATGTGAAAGTTTAAAAGGTCGAGAAGACTTTGTTAATGTAAAGGAAGAGGTTCAAGAAATAAAGCCCATTTCTAAACCAACACCAGAAAGAATATCAAAGTCAAAGAAAAATATTAACCTATAAGGAAAAATTATGGCTTATTATGGTTCACAAACAGGTTATGTAGGATTTGCAAGACAAACTGCATCAGGAGTATATACTACACCTACAAAGTATATGTATGTAACTTCAGCAAGTATCGATCCAGATACTGATTTATTGATTCCAGACCCAGAAATTGGCACTGGAAGAGCAATTGCTGACGATGTGTATAATGGTCCTATTAAATGGACTGGTTCTATTGAATTTAATGTTAGACCAGAAGCATTTGGACTTTTAGCTTATGCAGCTATGGGTTCTTGTACTTCTTCAGGTATTGACGGGAGTAATTCTTATGGACATACATTTAGGTTAGAAAATCAATTAGTACCACTTTCTATTGAAAAGAATGTTGGTGATGGATTAGAAGTCTTTGGCTATACAGATTGTAAGGTAAATACATTATCACTTTCTGCTACTGCTGGAGAATTAGTTACTGGTTCAGTAGAAATTATTGGTACAGATGAAACTTCTGGTAAAACAAATCAAGCTGAAACTTATGAAACTGCACCTATTTTTACTTATGCTGGTGGTACAGTTACTTTAGATGGGGTTGTTACTTCAGTTAAAGAAGTTAGTTTGGAATTAAATAATAATATTGTAGATGATGATTATAGATTAGGTTCTAGAAAATTAGGTTCTTTGGTAGAAAAACGTAGAGAAGTATCGGCTAAAATTACGATAGTTCCACAAGATTCTTCCACTTATAAAAAAGCAGTTTATGGTTCTGGTACAGCGACTACAACTTCTGGTTCACAGTTGACTTATACTGGTTCTTT